TTCTGTTAAAAATTCTTGAAAACTTTTCATTGATCAGCACTTCCAGCGACGACGGGCTTTGCAAATTGCTTTATCGGGGTCTTTTGAGCAATCGATGTTATGCATGTCTTGCTGCCCCTTAGAACGGGCGCAGAAAGACTTTCTACGCTTCGCATCCTTACTGCCTGGTTTTGGGTCACCAGTTACAGCAGTTTTGAGTTTGGAACCTGGATTCTCACGGCGATAAGTATCAACTGCTTTCTGACTCATACCATCAGTTTTATCAGACTTATTGACCTTCTGCCAATCTTCATCTAGATCTTGTCTCCAGTTTGAGAAATTTTCTTTTTTTGTTTTCACAGTTTTTGAACTTCCAGTTCTAAACTTTCCAAACGGAGTTGGAAGTTCTTCACCATACTCTCCAGTTTTCTTTTCAACCTTATCCTGAGGATCTACATCACCATCCACATCATAGTCAATTCTTGTTGATGCTTTTTTCACAAGTTTTTTGAGATTTCCTCCACCAATTTTAGACTCCAAATCTGATTTGGTTGGAGTATGCCTTGCTTCGCCAAGTTCATTTTCCATCTCTTCATTGCGAAGATATCCGATTCTTGGATTTGTTTTATATGGAGCAACATCATCAGAGTAGGTTTTTCCACCAACATTACGACCTAAATTTTCTCTCCTTTTCTTTTCAAATTCATATTGCTTTTTAGGAGATCTCTTCTTCTTTGGAATTGGTAATCCAGTTATTCCAATTTCAGTTTCATCTTTTGCTTCAATGACTTCTTCATTTTCCTTCACACAAGAACCCTTTTCTCCAGGAATAGCACCTTTCTTTCTCTTATACCCTTTCCAACACTTTAATTCATCAATAGATTCAACTTCTTCCTTCATTCTTTTTGCCTTTGTTTTTGCAAGAATTCTTTGTTTGGCATAATATGCTGGTTTGTTAGGACCGTCTTGTGCCATCTCACCTTCTCTTCTAGCACTCAGTCTTGCAACTAATTCTGCTGGTGCTCTTCTCTCATCGACTTCTTCTTTAAACTGAGGATGATCATCGAGTTTCATACCACGCTTTTTCTCAAGTCTTGCTTTCTTTTCAGCAGTCTGTTCTGGAGTGGAACGAGGACCTGGATTATTAAGCAGACTCATTCTTGATGTGTGCTTACTGAGATCAGAATACTTATCTTCACCCATCAATTTAGGACCTTTCACTTTTTTCTTAGCAATCTCAGATCCTTCATCTCCAGTTTTAGTTCTATCTCTGATCTTTTTTGCTCTTACTTCATCTCTATGCTTTTGGGGATTAATTTCGAATGATGCTTCAGTAACTAAAGGTTCTGGTTTGATAATATCAATAAACTCATATTCCATTGCGTTAAAATCATCTCTCCAATCAGAAAACTTATAATCATCTGAAATTACTTTCTTAGCAACCTTTGCAACTTTACCTGCAGTTTCTACACCAGACTTAAACCCTTTTCCAAATTCTTGAGCACCTTTAGCACCTACTTTTGCTGCCTTGGAAATAGTTTTTCCAGTTTCTCTTGCAGCAGTCATTGCTGCTTTGTGACGCTCCATACCCTTAAGAACTTCACCAGCAACTCTATCTAAAATACCCTTCTTTTTTGGTTGTTGTTTTTTGGCAGATGCAACTGCTTTTGAAGCATTGTCTTTTTTAGATTGACTAGAAACTTCTGATGCTTTTTTAGAGAATGATGCAAACCCTGGTTTCGATTTTGATTCGGAATCAACTTTTTGTCTAAGAACTTCTCTTGTTTTTCTCTTAGATTTAATTGCAGATGATCTTGCCCCACCTTTGGGCAAGTCTTTAATCATTTTTCCAGATTTAGATACTGGAGGAAGTCTGTCAAATTTTGCTTCTGCGAGAACTTCTTCACCAATATCGTAAATAAAATCGATGAATTGATCGAGTCCAAGTTCTTCAATAAAAATTGCTACACCATCTTCATTGAGACCTTCATTGAAAAGGTATTCTGCTGCGGTCTGTGCGACCCACTCTTCACTCTTATTTCCCCAGTTATCGGCACCAACTTTACGGCATTGAACCAATCTACCGGAGGCATATGCAGAAGGCCAAACTTTAGCACTTGCTTTTACTTTATGGTAACAGGCATCTTTTTTTCCACTACCCTTACCTTTAATGTCTTTCCCTTCTTGCATTTCCATGGTTTCTTTTAATCCTGGTTCTGGTTTTACGTAATGTTTATTTTTTTTACCTTTCGCAAAGGTTTTTACATTTGTTGGTTTTGCTGCTCCACTTTTAGACTGCTGACCAGGATCTTGTTGCCTTTTGCGACGATCAGCAGATTTAATAAGATTCTCTCCCTTTTTTCCTTTTCTTTTTAACGCGGCAAGTCTTGCACTGCTATAGCATTTTGGAGTTTTAGTTTCTCCAGGTTCATTTGCACATGGAGATCCATCTGATTGAACCCATCCAGGTTTTCCATCCTTAGATTTAGAACCCTTAAACCAATGATGAAGATTTCCTTCCTGCATTTTCTTTTGCTTGCCTTGGCAATGAGCACGTTGACTAAAACCTTTTGGGTTGTCACAATCAATAGATTTTTTATATTTTTCTGACCAACCCATTGGGAAATATTTTACTCTTTATTATTTAGGAACCCTTGTTTTAGCATTTTTTGAAGTTCTGAGGTAGAACCTACGAATACTGCATTATTAGTGACATTATTTGTCGTTTTCTTTGTATCTTCCTCAACATCTTTAAGTTTCTTTTGAAGATCAATCAACTTATCCGTAGTGTCTGCAACGCTTTTAATTAACTGACCTGCAACTTCATATGCTCTGGGGCTTGCACCTTCTTCAGCAACTTCCATTATTCCATTGATTGCCTCTTGACCCTTTTCTATCAATGAATATAAATTTGCGCGAGTATATTCATAATCCTTTCTAACATCATTATTTCCATTATGTTTTTGTATTTTTGATGTAGAATCATTAAGATCAACAATATTACTCTCTGTATTGAGAGCCTTATCTATCGAATCATAACTGTTTGACATAGTAATTACAGATCAGTTTGTCTAGTTGGACTGTATTCTTTAGAGTTTGCTAAGTAATTCCACTCTTCATTAAATCCAAAATCATCTCCTGGTTCTAAGAGAGCATCATCAGCAGCATTTACAACATTATCGTTATTTTGATCTGTAAGTGCTTTTGGAGTTGCAGTATATCTCATCTCTCTTCTAGCAGTTGATGTATCTGTTCCACTACTCAGATCAACCTGAACCTTACGAATAAGACCTTCTGTAGTATCTGCGATAGGACCAAACAAATATGTCTTTGCAGTAAATCTCAAAGTGTATATAAGTGCTCTTCTTGATTGAAATGTTCCTTCGTAATCATCTTGGAAACTGATATTATCTAATACAATTGGAATATCCCTTTTTTCTCCAATTGAACTAACTAAATCTACAGTTAGATTAAATGACGGTTGAAAAAATGGCAATATTTGTTCAATGATCTGCAGAGCATCATCATTCAATTTACTAAAAATATTGAGTTCAAATCCAATATTATATGGAACGGGCATGAAGACTTTTTTTAGATTTGATCCCTCAGAAGCTTTAAAAGTTTGAGTAACTCCCACCTTTCTTGTAGGATCATATTGAATGTCAATCATCTCAAATGACATTCTTGGAAGAGTAATTGCAATTGATTTTGATAACTGCTCTTGCTCTTGAATCTTTGTCAAGAATTTTTGCATTGGTCCATATGAAAGACCAACCTTAGTCTCATCCAAAACACTACCATCACTTTTAGTGTGTCGAATTGAAATGTTGTTAAATAAAGTTCCAAAACTAATAATAGTTTTTCTTATTATCTCGTGATAAAAATAGGTTCCTAACATTAATAATTACCAAATGGATTTGACTCTGTAAAATCTAATATACCGTCTGCTTCTGTTTCGATTTCTTCATTGACATCATATGGATTGTCATAACTCTCATCATTATATTGCGAAACAACATATCTGGCGGAAGAAATTGATCCGACGATTACTTCACCTACACCAAACTTACCAGTATTTAGTGATACTCTAACATTGGTGACAGGAGGATTTCCTGGGAATGGAGATACTGTAGTTCTAAAGTCTCTAACTCTTGCTGTCGTTCCAGAAGTCTCTCCGGTAATAATTTCATTATAAATGAAGGTTCCAACACCAATCGTAGAGAATCCTGCAATAGAAACCGTTGGTGCTTCTGTATACCCAATACCTGGATTAAGAATTCTGACTGAATCGATTTCAGTATCTTTATTAATCCTAGCAATAGCTGTTGCAGTTACTCCAGTTCCAGGTCCGCTAATAGTTATCACAGGTGCAGATGCATATCCTACTCCCCCATCACTAATAGTAATGCTACTTACACTAAACTGTGTTCCACCAATTGAACAAGTGGCAGCTGCCCCTGTTCCCCCTCCACCGGAAATTGTAATCGTGGGTGGAGTTATATACCCTTTACCACCACTTGTAAGTTCCAATCTTAATATGGATTGGACATTTCCGACACTTGTCGTTATAGCAACTGCAGTTGCCGGGAAATTTCCACCACCAAGATTTGGTGGATTAGAGAAAGTTAC